GACTTTGTCCATGACAATTGTCAGAGTAAAGACCAAATAGAATTATTTATGATGGCGTTAGTATTAACTACGCTGTCTAGTTACTCAATTGACGTAGAAGGCTTCCTTGAAAAAACAGGCAACACCCATAGGAATGCTTTGACATCAATAGAGGACGTAAGACGCGTCCTTAGTAAATTTATGAAAGGAGAATCAAAGTGAGCGACACGCAAGAAGTTGGCCTTGATGATATTGTATCTGTATATCTTAGAATACGGAATGAAAGAAATAGGATTAAGCAAGAATATGAAGTTAAAGACTCTGATTTAAAAAGAGAGCTTGCTCAGATCGAAGAAGTTCTTTTAGCTCAGTGTAATAAGATTAATGCAGATAGCATCAAGACTGGACAAGGAACCATTATTAAAACGCTACGAGAAAATTTTGTATGTAGTGACTGGGATAGTTTAAAACCATTCATTCTAGAAAATGGACTCATAGAACTTATGCAACAAAGACTACATAACGGTAATCTCAAAGAGTATATGATTACTCACGGCAACGAAGGGCTACCCCCTGGAGTTAGTTCGATCCGAGAATACAATATTGTAGTTAAAAAACCTAGTAAATCTTAAGGAGAAATCATGTCTAATGAATTAGCAAATATTATTAATCAGAATCCTGCCTTGATACAAACTGGGCTAGACGAAGATACCCTTGCCGTTGCAGGTGGTGTATCGTCAGGCCCTAAACGAATCTCTATCAAAGGTGGGGTGTTTAGAAAGTATGCAGGTGGTAAAGAAGTTGGCGCTATTGAAGACCGTCACATGAACGTAATCATTGTAAAGATGGCTCACAATGCGTCTCGTATGTTTTACGATCAGGCTTATCAGGAAGGCGTTCAAGCTAGTCCTGTGTGCTGGTCAAGTGATTCAAACAAACCTGACGCTGATGTTGAAGAGCCTAAAGCAAAGTCATGTAGTGAGTGCCCGTATAGCGTGAGAAATTCTGCGGCGGCTAATGGTAAACAATGTAGATTATCTTGGAGAACAGCTGTGGTGTTACCTGATGATCCAAGCGGAGATGTGTTACAATTAGTATTGCCTTCTACATCTTGTTGGCAGAAAGAAGAAAGTGGTAAGTGGGGCTTCAGACCTTATGTTCAAATGTTAGCGAACAACAATGTCGCGGCTTCTAGAGTTATTACTAAGATGCAATTTGATACTAAATCACCTGTGCCTAAAGTTTTATTCTCTCCAATTGGAGCAGTTAACCCTGATGATTACCCAATCATTGAGAAACAAGCACAGTCAGATGTGGCTACTCAAGCTGTAAAACTTTCTATATATAAACCACAAGAAGAAGTTCAGGCTCCTGCCCAACCACAAGTTGAAGCACAAGTTACTGAGACTCCACAAGAGATCAAAGCTGAAACACTTCCACAGTCAGACGTAGAAGCTGAGCAACCTCACCTAAAAGAAACAACAGGCAGTGCTCAGAAAGAACCTGTGGATATTAGTAATACAATTAAGAAGTGGTCAGTTAAACAATAAGGAAGGATATTATGGCTAAATCATATACTGATAAATATTTATTAAGTCTTAATAATCTAAACGAAAAACGTACAGGTGTGCAGTTTGGCAAACTTTGTGTTAAAGCTAATCTGCCACCTAGTATGATCGCTGACGCTCTTGGCGTATCTCGTATGTCAGTTTATAACTGGTTTAAAGGCAAAGTTATAAATCAAAAAAATATCGAGAAGGTTGAGAGATGTATGGAAATTATTGAGTTTAATTTAAACACGGATAAGTTACCTGCTACTAATACTTTTAGTGCTAGAACTTTTATTATAGATAACGTTATTAACAAAATTTAAAATATGATTACAGAATTTTATAAGAAAGCACTGCCAAGTGATGGGGTCTACTGCGTCACAGCAATAAGCCCTTCGTCTAAAATTCCAAAGCACAAGTTCGTAGAGTCTATTGATGAGATCGAGCCTGTTATAAATCAATTTAAATCTAAAAACACCAACGTCTTTGTTGCACTTAGTTCATTCAAAGGATACAGCCGTAAAGCTGATGAAGCTAAATACATTCGGTCTTTTTTTGTAGACTTAGACGTAGGGGAGGGAAAAGGGTATGAGTCCAAAGAAGTTGCTTTACAAGCACTGGACGAATTTGTTAACACAGCCGATCTACCCCCACCCATTAAGATTGATTCAGGCACAGGGGTTCACGCATATTGGCTTTTCGATAGAGACATAGATGCTACGGAGTGGAAACCTTACGCAGAAAAATTTAAAACCCTATGTATATCAAGTGGCCTTCGTATAGATCCCGTTGTCACGGCAGACCTAGCTAGGATTCTAAGGGCACCTGATACCTTTAATTTAAAAACAGATCCACCTAGTCCTACTAAAGTTATTGACGACAGCCTACCTGTATATGTATTTGACGAGTTCAAAGAGTTTTTAGGAGAAGCTGAGCCTACACTCAACGACATACTACAGTCTGTGCCAAAAGGCATGAGCGAAGATCAACGGAAGATGTTAAAACTAGATAACTTTGAGAATAGTTTTGACAAGATCATGCAACTATCTAAACAAGGACAAGGGTGTAATCAGATAAAATTTATACTCGAGAATGTTAAGACTCTGCCTGAGCCATTATGGTATTCAGGGCTATCTATTGCTCAACATTGTAGTGACCGAGATGATGCTATACACCGTATATCTGAGGAGTATCCAAACTACAACCCTGATGATACAGAGAGAAAAGCTAATCAGACACAAGGTATGCCACATTCTTGTGAGACATTTAACAGTGTGAATCCAGGCATATGTGAGTCGTGTCCAAATCGTGGGAAGGTAACTAACCCTTTATCACTAGGTAAAGTATTTAAGATTGCAGTAGAGAAACCCGAGGAGACTATTCAGCCAACAGCTATCCCTGCAGACGCAGTGAAAAATCTAGCCACTACCTCAACTTCTTTATCTAAAGGACTTAGAACTTTGCCTGAAGATATATACCCATATGTGTATGGTAAGGAAGGCGGAATCTATTATATGCCACCTACGAAGTATGACGAGGAAGGGCAAGTGATACAACCCGAACCTACTCTAGTTACTTTGTATGACATATGGCCCGAGAAAAGAATTTATAGCCCTCTTGATGGAGATTGTTTGTTAATGAAAGCAGTATTACCTCATGATCCTGAAAGAGAATTTTTATTACCAATGAGCAAAGTATATGCCATAGAACGCCTAAAAGAAATCATAGCGTCTCAGGGTGTTTTATTTAATTCAGATCCTAAAGGAGGACAACTTTTGATGAACTATATTATTAAGTGGGGACATCATTTAATGTCTAAAAAACCTGCAGAGATTATGCGTATGCAGATGGGTTGGACAGCGGACAGAGAGTCGTTTATTGTTGGTGATCGAGAACTTACGCGTAAAGGTGAAGAAGTATCAGCCCCGACATCTCCTATGTGTAAGAGCGTGGCTCAACACTTGACTACAAAGGGTGACTATAAAGTCTGGAAAGAAGCCGCTAATCGCTTGAACTATCGTAGTTTAGAAACTCATGCGTTTTGTTTATTAACTGGGTTTGGTTCAGTATTGATGGATAGAACATCAACATCAGGAGTGACTATCTCATTGACAGGCGAAGCAGGTGCCGCTAAAACAGGGGCATTGTATGGCTGTCTATCTATCTGGGCTAACCCTAAAGACATCTCTGCAACAGAGCAAACAACTACAAACAACGGTATGACAGGTAGATATTTAGGACTACATAATATTCCATTCGGTTTAGACGAAGTGACTAATATGCACCCAAGAGAACTGTCTCAACTAATCCATAAAATATCGCATGGTAAAGCAAAGATTCGTATGCAAGCGTCAGTCAATGCTGAAAGAGATCATGAGATGGCGGCTTCTCTAATAGCGTTGTTTACTTCTAATCATTCTTTGTATGACAAACTATCTATACTTAAGAGTGATCCTAACGGTGAGATAGCAAGACTGATTGAGTTTACTGTTAGAACTCCTCAGATATTAAAAGACGAAGTAGCACTCGGCACAAAGATATTTGATAAATTTAGATACAACTACGGTTGGGCAGGGCGAGACTTTATATTTAATTTATATAAACATTCAGACTCAGAGATTCAACACATGGTAGATGAGTGGATACTTAGATTTAGAAAAGACTTTGGTGAAGCTACAGTCAACAGGTTCTACGAGAATCTAATAGCCGCTACATTTACAGCAGGAGAGATAGCAGTTAAAGCAGACATTGTTGACTATGATTTAAATAGAATCTATGAACACATTGTAGGCGAGTTAATTAATATCAGAGACAATGTAGTCAAGGCTAACGTCGTAGACTATGAATCACTTCTTGGTGAATTTATTAACCAACATCAGACAGGTATCCTAGCGTTTGACGGAGATAAACTAACAATGGAACCTAGAGGCCCCTTAGTGATAAGAGCTGAGATGCATAATAAACTTATATTTATATCTAAGCCTGAACTAAGAAAGTATCTAGCCGAACACATGGTAAGTTCCAGAGAGTTTATATTTCAAATGAGGCAGAAAAAAATAGATGTTAAAGAAGTTAAAAAGCGTCTAGGCGCCAATTGGAAGAATGCAACATCAGCGGTCAACGTCATGACTTATGCTGTGCCACTTAAAAACTTCAAAGATATATTAGACGAGGCTAAAAACAGTGAGCCTGCATAATGAACCTGAATGGGTATTCCCATTTGAATCTATGAACGTGGGGGATAGCTTCTTTATCCCTACCCTTAAGCCTTCGCCCTTGATTTATGCCATCGAGTCAGGGGCAAAGAAGGCTAAAGTGAAAGTCAAGACTTTTCAGTCAATGAAGGAAGGGTGCATGGGTATCAGATGTTGGAGATTAGCTTAGCTATTTATTGTATTTCATAGCTGTTCTGTCTAACTTATTCATAACAGAGTTAAGCATTTTAGTTTCCGCCTTCTCTAATTTGTCTAGTCTCGCGCGTTTTTCTGCACTAGAGAATCTATCTGAGCCAGTGATATAGCGTCTAGCCTGACGAATTTTTGATAGCTCTCGATTAATTTTATTCATCTCTGTGGCTATGCCTAAGTATCCTTTATTGTTAGCAACATACTCTTTTAATCCTTCAGCATCACCTCGTCCTTCAAAGAACTTAACTGTAGCGGTAGCTTCGTTGACTTTATCATAGAGCTTGTAGAAGCGCTGTCTAGGACCAGTTCCAAACTCATTTTGAATAATGTTACCAATAAATAACAGATCATTAGGTCGCTTGTCTGGACGATCACTTGCCATGTAGTTAGTAAACTCTCCTAGAGTAGCACCTAAATAACCTAAATATCCTCTGAGAAGATTATCAACTTTGATTGGTGACACGTTTAAATAATTACCAATTACTTTAGCTATTTCACTGGTATTATCATTGAATTGGTATCTAGGTTCTCTTCTTGCTAGTGATGGGCTAACTAATGGTCTTGAAGTAAATAGGTCAAAGTTTGTAATGTTTTCTAAAATAGGAGTTGCGAATGTAGGCATAGGTAAAAAGCCTGCGCCTAACTCCCAGAATTTTCTTATGATTGCCCCTGCAACTTCAGGACGTTCTATGTCTGCCTTGTCATGATTTAGTACATAGGCTCTAGTGCCTCGCTCAATAGCTACTTTAAATGGAGCAAGTTCTCTTGGTACAGCAAATCGAAGACCCCCTATGAAGAAGTTATTATCTTTGTTGTAATCTGTTTCGTTTTCGTAATCATCATCACCTGACCTGAAGGCTGTGTACATCGCAGTGAATGCTAAATATTTACCTAGTCTCCATAGGAATGCTTTTTTACCTTCGGCTTTAGTCATGTCACCAACTCGACCTCGCATCGCTTCTATCTCTCTAAACATACCTTGAATCGGAGGGTTGATGAATGGCATCATGCGACGTAAATAACCCATTGTTCTTGATTGACCTATCTGTTGATATGGTAAATACTGTAAGGCTTTTAATGCAGCATAGTCTTCAGCTGTCTGCTGGTCATATCCTTTAGCTTGTAATTCTTTGATAGCCTCTTGATAGATAGACTCTCGAGCACCTAAGTCAGAGCCATGCGATAGACGCTCAAAAAAGAATAAATATTTAGATAAGTTATTTTTGTTTTTACCTTTATATCTATCAATAATATCTTGTGAATCAAGAATATCTTTTTGTCCAATAATTCCATATCTGTTTAGCATATCCGCGTTCGGAGATAAGTCTGCTTTGAACTGGTTAACAGCAATAGATTTCCAAGTGTTTGCTATGTTTTTAAGTATGCCCGCTTTGTTACCTGCCACTAGCGTTGCTCGGATCGGATCCTCAATAGACTGATTCCATACGAACTGAGGCATCATAGTAATACCTCGACGAAGAGTTCTAACTGGGAAGTTAAGTAGGTTAAGGAAGAAGTTAGATATTACAGGAGCAGAAGCAAACGCTGCCATATCGTTCGGGTCATCTACAACAAACTCTTTAGGCTTACCATCAACATATACTAGAACATGGTGTAGGGCTTTTCTTTCACCAGGAGTCATTGGTCTAGTCATGTACTCACCTTGCCCTAGGTCTTGTAGTAAATCTGCCGTAGCTTTGACTGCATTGTTTTTAATACCTCGTTGCATGAGCCAAGACATATTAGTTGCAAAGTTCTCAAGAGGATCAGCTGCGGCTCGATCAGAACCTAACAGTCTGTATTCTTTACCTGCGCCCAATAACCCTCTGCCTTGTCTAAACGGAGCGTTCTCGTATTGAGCTAGTGCATCTTCTGGAACTCGATAAAGAGCTACATACTCTAATTTATCTAAGTAATCTTGAGCTTTCTCTCTTGTGTATAGTCCTGTTTGAGCTAAGAAATCTAATACATCTTTACGCATAATGTTACGCATGTCTCGAATGTCTCTTAGTTCTTGCCCATATTTTTTATATGCTTCTAGATAAGTTTTCTGGTCAGACTCTGTCCACTCATCAATATTAATTTTCTCGTCGTCACTAACAGTCTCATTATATTTTTTAATCTCTTGGTAACGAGGGCCATACCACCCAGTTACTAACAAGTCATATGCTTTAGCTTCAGAACCTAAGTCTTCAGTCGCTCTTGTAAGTAAATCATTCCATGCAGTAGTAACGTCTAGCACTCCAACTTTTTTAGGGCCCGTGCTTTCGTCAGCAATAATCATACCACTTGGGTTTCTCTTCAACCTTCCTCTAAATAATCCAGACTGCGCTAGAGCTACAAGATTAAGTGCTTGAAGATTAATTAAGTCTCCTCTCAGTTTGCCTTGTTGTTTAGCACTGACTTCTGGGAGATCTTCATCAATCGCTTTTCGCTCTACAGTGTATCGACCACCAATAATTTTTACACCAAGCATATCAGTGAACCGTTGCCATGTGCTCTTACGAGAGTTAGGCGTAGACCCTTTGACAGCATCTAATGCTTTTTGTAATCTAGTTCTGTCATCGGTATAGTATTTAATTGGAGTGCCGTCATCTCTTACTTCGTCTGGACGTTGTCTAGACTCAAGAACTTTAGGTTGTTTAGAGAACATAGGCATGCCACCCAGTATGTTTTTCTTCATCTCAGGAGTTACTTTAAATCCTGTTTGTATCCCGACGTATTTACCAACTTCGTAAGCCTCTAAATCACTTACAAAACTTAAATCAAATTTTGTCGGCTCCCCACCAATTTTTTTGGTAACTTGTTTTATAACTGAAGGAATAAGCTGGTCATAAAAATACTCAAATGTTTTACCAGACATGCGTAATTCTTCCCCATAAAATATATCAGTCATTCCTGGATCTATTTGTTTTGCTTTATTTGCAAGGTTAGTGCCAACATAAGCCATTAATTCGTTTTCAGGCACAGATTTTTCTATAGTTCGTGCATTGGCAAAATCGTCGTCATCGCGTTTTTTAGCAACAAGAGTATAGGTCTCTCCGTCTTCACTTCTTGTGATTGCTACCTCCTCAACCTGGTCTGCATACGACGGGTATCGTATTGATGTTTGTGTTCCATTAATAAAAGCAACTTCATCATAATTATTATCTACGGCCCACCTTGCTATACGTTTAATCGCTAATTCAGTCCATGCTTTTGTATCAGTAACAAATGCAGCAGGGTCTACACCCGATGATATATTTTTTATCCGAGCAGATTCGTTGTCTGCCTCTGAATACTCTTTGTATAGCTCGCTTAGTTTGGTCCTAAGAGTAAACTCTTTATTAGCACGAGGAGTCATGTCGCTATAATACGAGTCAAACTTTTTAAAATATTCTTGTGCAATAGGTTGCTGAAGAGCTTCTAAAATTGCATCAACATACGCAACTCCGGACAAAGGAAAAACTTGTTGTGGGGCTCTATCAGTTTTTGCTGCATCTTCCACTAGGTTTAAAAATCTCCTTACAGCGTCTCTTACATAATATCTTTTGTATTTGTCCCCTACAAACATCGCCTCTTGATTAAGTTCAAACTCTTGGCGTTCCGTAGGATTTTTAAATAAACTAAGTTGTTGCGCCTCATTAAAAAATCCTATTGAGCCTCGAGTTTCGTAAAAGTTAGCTGGAGTCTCTTCGCGTAGAAGGCCGGCAAGCAGTTTGTTGTGTGGGGTTGCACCAATATAATTGAGCATCTCTATAAATATATCTCGTGCAAGCGTTATGGTTGAATTAGCTCCCAAGTTAAGAAAGTCTATCCCAGTATTTTTTTCAATCTCATCTAAAATTTTGCTTACTGCTTGTGTTGAAGAAGACCAGTCAAAAAAACCTTCCATGACCTTATCTTTAAGCTCGTAATTAGTATCGATAGTATTTTCAATTCCTAGTTGTTCAATTGAAATGTCTTCTTTTTTCTCTTTAAGATCTTCTAGCTTTTGTTTTTCCTCTTTAGTTAACTCACGTCTAAACCCTTGCTGTCTACCCCGTTGGCCCCAGTCAGACTGAATTTCTTCAACGAATAGCAGATTTTTTTGTGTCTTGGGATCAACTCGCCCGTTCATACGGAGGTGAGCAATAATATTTTTAGTGTCAAAATGACCTGTTACAAATTCTGCGCCTACCCGCTCTCCTTCAGGACCCAGTGCTAAAGACATTGCATTTGGGTTAGTGATTAATAACTCAGTATAATTATCTCCACCTGGCAATGTGTATTGTTCATATTTAGATGTGCCCACTCCATATTCTTCTTCATAAAAAACTTCTGCATCTTGTCTAACTCCTTCTTCCTCGCGATCAAGTTCGTCACGGGCTTGATCTAATAAACCGTTATAATACTCGTCTAGATAAGGTTGATCGAACTCATCAGCTGCTTCTTGTGCTTCATCTTCGTTTACATAAGTTTGCCCATCAATATAATCTGAACCCTCAAAGCTATATACATAGAAGATTTCACCTTCTTTATTTATAAGAGCTTTTATTTCTTCTCTTCGTTTATCTAATGCTTCGCGATCGAACGTCCTTGGTTTAAAAGCAAGTTGAGCTTGAGCTAAGCTTGATATTGCTAACTCAGCTAAACCTTTTTGGTTAGATGAGGCATCAGGGCCTAGCGCTTCTTTTTTAATTGATCTAGGATAATAATATGGATCATAAGATTCATAAGCCTTTTGCCACGTTTGATCTTCAAGTCCATTTTCTTTTTCTGCTCGCCACTCTTCAACCATGCCCTCTACATAAGCTTCTTTTTCAGGGGCATCTAAACCCTCTATTGCCCCAGCTCCATATATTACTTCACCCAGTTCTATGGCCTCGTTGTTAATAATGTTGAGTAAGTCTGCCTTAGACATAGAAGGAGAAGCTAATGCCTGAGTTATTGTTTCATCGGTTTTCTCAACACGGAAAGTAGGCATTAAGTTGCCGTTAAGAATATCTAGTATACCTGTTGCATCTAGCTCTGCTTGTTTAACTCCTAGTTTAGGTGCGTTACCTTTTAGCCAGCTTGCCCATTGTTTAGGTGGCATCTTGTCTTGTTTTGCATTGATGACTGCACGTTTAAGAGCAGAGTAGAACATCGGGGCTTCTACGTTTTCATCAGAGGCTAGAGCTAAGCTACTATGCCTGCCTGTTTTGTATCGACCTTCATCTTTTAATGACTGGATTGTAGACAGCTGAACCATGTTAGCTATGTCTTTAGCAGATAGATTTTTAGTATTCCAACCGTATCCTAACTTAGTTAAGAAGTTCCTGATGATATTCATAACGCGTTGGAACAGAGTATTTTTTGGCGCACGTTCGCCGAGGTTTGCAATAACCTCTTGTATAAAGTCAGGAGAGTTTACGTCTAAGTCTGGATAGTATTGTAGTGTCTCTTCAAACGCTTGTTTAATCTGTTTATCTTTGTCTTTGTTGTTAATTAAGTTAGTGACAATGTTCTTATAGTTTTTACCAAGCATTCTCTCTAAGCCATAGTGAGCTCCAATCTCGTGTAACAACATCTGAGGAGCGGCTTCTCGAGTGATGCGGTCTGCAATAAAATAGGCTTTGTCTCCTACAAATGCTGCTCTGGCTGTAGGTGATAGTTGACGTTGTAATGCTTGAGGTAGAGCATCCGCAGTAGGCACGATGTTAATTAGTCCACTCTTAATACCCTTAGCTACGTTGTCACCAAATACTTTCTTCATAGCATCTATGATAGACGCTGGAGTTTCTTCAGTGATTTGAGCCTCAGCCTGACTCATTTGAATGCGAGGATCAGTTGGATCAAAAGTGCCTTGGTTACCTACGGCAGATTTAACTTGAGTAGAATCAAAGACAATGTAATGTTTCTCATTGCTTTCAAATCCAGGGGCTATAATTCCATCATACCCTTTATCTTTTAACTCATTAAGTATGTCTTGAGATATAAATGCTGAGGTTCTTGGACCTTTTATTTTATCTATTCTATCTCGTACTTTTCTAAAAAGAGACTTGTCTCCAAAAGCAGTTCGTGGGCCGTCTAGTCTGTATGGGTTTTCTATTTTTAAATAAACTGGTACCGTGTTAGGATTTTTAGTTTGCCCGTAGGTTTTTTCTCCTGCATATAAATCAGCAGTGTTAGGGGAATCACTAAAATAAATACCCGTATTTCCAAATTCAAATGGCCTGAGAAAATCTGCTTGTGATTTAAAAGTTTCGATATTTGATGTGGTGCCGTGATATACAACTTTAGGTGCACCAGATACATTTGTAATTTTAGATTTACCAAACCAGTTTTTAAACTCAGGTGTTTCAGTAGCACGCTGTCTAGACTCCATTGGTTTGATACCACGTCGATCTCTATCTATCTCAACTAAGTCTTCGTTTGCTCTTTCAACTTTTAGGTTCTGTTCTTCTTGTTGTAGCTGGCTCTCTACATCAGCGCGTTGAGATTCTACTTGACCTAATTGCTCTCTTGCCATACCTACAGCGTCTTGGTCTTCCATGTGTAAGACTTCTTTATCAGACTTCATAGCTTCAGCAATAAAATCATAAGCTGCTCGAGAGTCAAAGCCTAGACCTGTGGCTGGATCTTCATAGGTAGATTGAAGTTCAGGAGGTAAGTAAGAATCTAATTTGCCTAACTCAATGCGTGTCATCAAGTCTTGAGCTTGAGGGTTATTACTAAATCCTCTAAAGTATCCAGGGTTTCCAACAGGCACTTTAGTCTCGCCCATAACATCAAGCAAATCATTTCTAGAGATTCTGTTTTCAGGCTTACTTAAGAATTGTTTTAGTGTAGGTTGAGTTAATTTAGTTTGAGACTTGAACTCACGCTCTTGTTTCTTTATATCTTTTAGTGAAGCACGCTGCTGCTCAATTCGTCCTTCAAGTTCTCGTACATAACTTGGAGGCCCAATAATTCCAGATCTGTCAGTTTCTGCAAGTTCGGCGGCAGGTAAGTCTCGTAAGGATTCTCCAGGTACCTGAACACCTGCTCCAATTCCTTCTCTGTCAGGTTGGGTAGGTTGGATAATTGACTCATCTTGTATCTCCTTAAATTTAGGTGATTTCTTTTTGCCTCGTAAAACATTATTGTAGTAGTCTTCGTATCGAGCAAGATCTCCATCAGCAATATCTTCTTCAAACATGCCGGACTGCACAGGAAATAAGTTAGGATTACCAGTAAATACGTTTCTTAAATATTGTAGTTTAGCGTCAGGATCAGAAGGTAAAGGTAAAAAGGTATCACTGCTTATAAGATCTTTTAGTAAGGGGTTTGCTAGTATACCCTCGTCACCAGCTCCTGTTTCTAATGCTTTGTCTTCTAATACTTGAGCCCCTATTTTTTTAAGGTAATCGTTAATATTTTTTTCTGCTCGTTCTATAAGTTCTGCGTTGGCAGTGGGTGAATTTTTTACTGCTTCTAAATAGTTTTTTAAGATAGCTGTAATTTTATCTGCATGGGCAGGATTAGTAGGATCTAACCCAAGAATGTTTCTAGCTGCGGCAGAGTTAGGAGCAACGCCTAAATCCCGTATTAGTTTTCTATCGATCAGTCTTAGAGGCGAAAGGTCTAAAGTTTTAACAAAGTCTTTCGGTATATCAGTTAACTCGTCTATTGCTTGTTTAGCTATTCTTTCTTTTTCTTTTGCTTCTGCCTTATCATAGTCTGCTTGGTATTTTTTTAACTGGCTTAATAATTTAGATTTAACAGGTAGAGATATTTCAACGCCGTCAATAACTTCGGTCGCTATGTTCTGTAGTTGTTCAAACTGATCTTCTTCTTCTTGAGACTTGCGTTTGTCCCAACGATCCATGATGTCGTCTCGCATAGCCTGAACTTTGTTAAACTCATCTACATCACGTTGCTCGTTAATTCTCTTGATTCTAGCAACACGCTTCTCATCATCTTTGATTAAGTCTTCTGAGTTTTTTACATTTGTATAGCCAGAGTATGCCCCAAGTGGGCCTGCAAATAAACTTAATGCTCCGACTTCTTTATATTCTTTGATGGCTTCTTCGTCAAACAGAGGTAAGCCTGCCTGCCAACGTTCTAATAATTGCTGAGTAATTTCTGTTCCTGCTTCTAGTTCTGCAGTAATGAGACCTTCTGATACAGCTTCGAGAGTTTTATTAGGTTTACTCTTGATTATTTTTTCAGCGTCTTTTAGTTTTTTAGGAGTAACAAGAGGACCTAGTATTCTATTTATAGGAATAACATCTAACGCCGCTTGACCGGTGGCTGTATACAA